ACTGGAGCAGGAGTTCCACCAGTCAGGCTGTAGTCACCTTTAAAGTTACCGGAAGTGTCAAAACCGGCAGGCTGGCCCTGCATTTTTAAGCCGCCGCTGTACTGGTTGTTGCTGGCCAACAAGTCTTTTGCGGTGCCGGTAGTACCTACCTGCCCTGCGTCGCGAACAGCTTCAACAGCGCCAGGAGCATCAACGGCGTTAGAGGGGTTAGGAGGAGTTCCCTCACCGGTGAAGTTGGGGTCTCGCATTTGGGCATCGCTTTTTGAGTTCAAGCCCTGCAGCGCTGCTGCTGATGCGCCAGAAATCAGACCCATTCTCAAAGCGTCTTGCGTGCTCATGCCGCCTATTTTGCCGATACCTGCACCGATTAAGCCGGTTGTCAAGCCTGTATTCAAGGCACTGCCGGCTGCGCCAGGTAAGTAACCACCAACCGCCGACAGGGGGCTTGTGCCCATGATCGTGCCGCCGCCGCCAATGTAGCCCATAGCACCAGAAATTAAAGCATCTTTAACTGATCCGCCGCCCAAAAGTGTTGTACCTGCGCCCGCAAGGCCTGCTGCAGTGCTCATTGAAAGGCCCACGCCTGCTGGCCCGAGGACCGTGGCCAATGCAACTGTAGCCAAGATGCGCCCAACAGGGCTCTTTACCACGTCCTTGACGACGTTCACAACACCCTTGACGACGCTCTTGGCCGCATTAAAGATTTTCTTAAGAAAGAATTCCGGCAGGCCTGTAACGGGATTAATCGTGCCCGAGCCTCCGCGTCGGCGCAGCAGTTGTGCCTCTTGCGGCGTGATGTGCGCCAGCATGGTATCGCCGTTGCGGCCTTGGCCAGCCAAGTACGACGCCACATCCGCCAAGCCGCCAGAGGCCATGCCCATGGGCTGCAACCCTTGAACAACAGGCGACATATTCATGGGTTCTTGGGCACCCGCGCCCTGCATCTGCCGCATCTCTTGCAGCACCACAAGCATTACGCCAATAAATTCAGGATCATATTCTTCAGGCATGTCTCCTTCATCAAGGGCATCTGCCTTAATCAAGTCTTGAAGCAAGCTTTTATATTCGCTGGGGTTTTGACTAATGTATTCAAAAACCTGAATAAGCATGTCAAGCTGCGCAGGCGCGAGCTGAAGGTCACCAATGTTTTGACGGATGGCTTCTTTTAGAGCAGCATCCTCGCCAGGGTTGACCATACCGAGCGCGGTCATCGCGGCATCGTAGGAGTCCGCGCTGGTGACTGTTTGTTGCTGCTGTTGGGCTTGTTTGCCCTCCATGCCCATGCCTTGAGGCAAGGCCATGATTCCTTCATTTGCCATGATAGTCCTTTCCAATTTTTGACGAAGGCCTCACGGGCCGCGCGCCGGGAAAGGACGCGTTGATGGCAATATTATCCATTAAATTCTTAACTTCTGTCTACTAAAAGAGCGCTTACAACAACGTAAACACTGCTTTGCGAAGATGTGACCACTAACGCGTCAAGTTGCTCAAGCACTAGAGGGCCCGCGTTCCAGCCGGCCAAAAGGTCTACATACTTGTTAGAGGCTACCGCTTCCAAAGGCACCAGATAGTGCGTTCCGGTTCCGCTAGGAGAAAAGGTAACGGTTATATTGGTGCTTGCCGCGTTTGTGTTTGCTATCCAAATAGATTTGACGATAGCCGTTGTGGCCGCAGGAACCGTCAATACAGTATTTGCAACGGCTGAAACCAAGGGTTCTTCAAACCGTTTATATGCGTTTCCCATTATTTTCCAAGGAACCAAGTTTGTGCTTGATCCTTGTTCTCCGTAGTTATAGGCGTGTAGGTGCTGTTAAGCTGCGCGATAATCTGCTCAAGCGAACGCACAAGCTGATTGAACTCCCCAGGGTCGTAGTCCTTGGAAGCATTGGGCAAGCGGACGTTGTTAATTTTGCTCATCTCAGGCCGTCTGGTTGAATGTCCACGCGCATCGTACCAAAGCGCCAATCGGTGTCTACAGCGTCGCTCTCAATTCGAAGCTGAATTTGACGGCCTCGGGCCCTTGTGTCTACCTTTTGGGTAGTTGGCGTGATCACGTAAGGGTCAAGCGAACTGGGGGATGCAGTGGCTTGAGGGAAGGGGCGAAGCAATAGATGCACAGTGAGGCTGCCCAACTGATCTTTAAAATCTGGTATAAACCTGCTCATCAGCAGCATGTTGTCTCCGTCCCCAATGTCAAAGTACCCCGACCGGATATAAGCAACAATGGCCTCGCCATCCCCGTTATGACCCGTTTCTTGGCTATACATCTGCGATCTGCCCTCAGTCAGCCCGTAGATGGTAGATATGGTATCCGCAGTGCTGGTCGGGTCATAAGAGGCGGCAAGGGGACGGCTGAACGTGCCTTGGTCGGTCCAGGTAGTGCGCGCCATTGTTCCAATTGACCACACGTCCTCAAGGTAGTTGTAGGTCACGAAGCGGTCAATGTAATCACTTGTAAATGAGCAGTACCACCATGTAACTTCATTAAACTGCGAATTTACCCCAACGTAAGTCTTCTGACTTTGTACAATGTTGATGTCTTTGTACACGTAGTCTTGAACGGTAGACGGTAATTTTTTCACCGTACCGTTAAACACGTAAAACGCTTCTTTGCCCATCCAATACGCTACACCGTTGACGTCCACCGCAGCATGCGGCCCAATGCAGCCGCAATTGGAACCAAGCTGTTGGAACTCAAACGTGAAGGTAGGGCCAACGTACTGCTGCCCGTGGAGCGCGGTGTCTGTAAAAATCAGAATCTGCCCTCTTGAACGGAGTGCGGAAACGATTCGATTGCCGTCTGTCAGCCGTTTGCTACCTGCAGTGTTTGTTGCCGATGCAATAAAGTTTCCAATGTCTTCCTGAGTTGAAAACCGCACAAACATGGGGTCTTGCGTAGTGGGGTCTCCCACTGTTGTCTCCGTGCCAAAGCATACCAAGTGCCTGTCCGGTGTTGACACAAGCGCAAAGGTGCTCTTTGTAGGTGCTCCTACAATGGTGGTGGCCCTTCCCCCGACGCTAGGAGACCACTCAAAAATACTTCCATCTACGCGCTGCAAGATCAGGTCTTGGCCATAGGTATCGAACTGCCATACGTCAGAGAAAAGAGTCAGACTAACGGAGGCAGGGCGTGGAGTGCCCCAGGTAGAGGCTCCCCACGCGCCTGTTCCCCAGCCGTAGTCGGAGTAGCTTACGTCAGGGCCCACTGAGATTTGGTAAGCTGCAGTGGCGCTTCCTGTTGCAGAGACGGTTGAAGATGCTGCCTGTGGCGACAAGATGGTGTACTCGTCTGCCGTATTTATCGCCTGTATTTCAAATTCAGCAGTAAGGCTCGCGTTGGTAATGCCTCCGGGGTTTCCGGTGACGCTTGAAAAAGTTACAAAATCCCCTACGATCGCTCCGTGGGCCACGTCGTTTACTGCTACCGTAGTAGAACCTGAGGTTGTGTCAAACGTGACAGAACCAGTGGCCCTGATAGGTGTTACATCTGTCCAAACGCCCCCGGAAAACACGTATACCTTGCGGGTCGTGCCAACGGCCGCGTAGGGCACTCCATCAAGGGAATTCCAGGTAAAAGTGCATGTTGCCATGCCCACAAGGTATAAGGGTATGTTGTCAAACGGTATCCATCCGCCAATCTTCTCAGGCAGGCCATACCGAAAGCGAACGTAATCGCAATCGACCCAGCCGCCTTCCGAACCGTATTCGGTATTCTGCTTGTCAATGCCCGGCTTGAGAAAGAGTCGAAGAAGTGCCATTACCTAAATCCTGCGGTTTTCTTTGCTATTTTTTTTGGTTGAGCTACGAACTGCTTACCAGCCGCCTTGCCTTTGCGCTTGGCTTTGGTCGTAGCTGCATATTCCGCAGGGGACAAAGACTTGATAGCTGCTTCAGGGAGATACCGCTCACCCGTTTTTGACGAAGGCTTCCCCGACTTAGTGCGCCATTTCTGGTCGCCCCAGTTTTTAAGAGAAGTCTGTGGAGCTTTCAATCTCTGTAACCTCCGCCCGCTTTTTTATAGCGCTGCGCTACCATCTGGGCTTTTCTCGCTGACCATTGCCCTGCTCCAGTGCCTGCGGTGGCCTCTGCCTTCACAGCGTTAAAAATACGTTTGCGCAGTTCTGGCTTGGTGTAGTTGCCCGCAGCGTTGACCGTGGACTTTGCTTCTCCACCTGCCTTGAATGAGGCGGTTTTAGCCGCATTGGCAAAATCACTTTTCTTAGGGGCACCTTTGGCACCGACACTGCGCATCTTTTCGCCGGAGCCTTCGGCAATGCGTTTTTTCTTTGCAGCGATGTTGGCATACAAACCGCCGCCTGCACTTTTCTTTACTGGAGTTTTCATATCAACCCACGTTCCGTTCAAAATGAGGGCAATCGACAAGCGACTTGAAGTTCCCGCCCCAGCGATTTTTGGGGTTCAAAGTCTCCCAGTAAGCACCCAACGGCGCAAGGATGCTCTTGTCCCATATTATCCGCCCATCTTTGAAGAAATTCAAGTCAATGGCGCATCGTTTCAAATGGATTGAGTTGAGGGTCTTGGAGCGACCCGTCTTGACGTAGATAGCCTGTTGTTCAGGCGTACGGGCAAGCTCCCCGCCAGTGACTAGAAAGCCTTGTTCTGTGGCGTATTGGATCAGCTTGCACATATCCAACAGGAATGCGGCTTGTTCAGTATTAAGGCTCATTTTTTCCTCATTTCTGCCAGCTTCTCGACGGTACGGCCTCCAAAATAGGCCCCCATAATCAGCATCCCCCAATTCCCAAGCAGGGTGACGTAGGACTCATTGGCGTTGTAGTTAAACGCCGACATCATGGCAAACAGAAAGTAGCCAAAGAAAATGGCTATAAGGCTCATAGGGCGGATATTTTTGGACAGCCAAGAGTCACTGCTCATGTCGGCTTCCCAGCGGTCTGTAATGTTGTCAGCGTCGTTCTGGGCGGCTTTTGCCAACAACTCCATCTCAGCTAACTCCATCTTGGCTTTTTCAATGCCAAGCTCAAGCAGGCGCTCTTCGTGGTCAAACTGAAGCTGTCTTAGATTGGACACGTCCTCGGGTGTGGGGTTGTCTGGAATCTTTACGCCAAGCGTTTTCTCTACAACTTCCTTACCCTTGGCTTGGATTGCAGACGACAGTAACCCCAAACCGTTTTGGGCAAGGCTACCAAGGAGGGATGCAACTATGGGGATCATCTTTTTTCCTTTTCCTCTAAGTTCTTCAACAACTTTTCAATTCTTGCCTCTGTACGCTCTGTCTTTTTGTTCAGCGCCAGTGAATCAAAGTACAGCATCACCATCAACGGCATAAACAGGCAAATCAGAATCATCAACAACATTGCAACAACTATGTATCCCGATTCAGGTGAATGGCGTACATCAAGGCCCAAATTTCTAAAATTACCACCAGAACCGCCCCAAAAATTAAAGCGTCGTTTTGTAACCTGTCGATCATTTGCTGACGTTTCCATTTTCTTTTCCGTTCTGCTATCACCTCTTGCTTTATCTCTTCATCATGCTTTTTTGCAAGTCTTTTAAATTCCGCTTCGTACCTTGACCAGACTGCACCCAAGGCTGGGTCGGTGTGGTAGACCAAAAACTCACGCAACTCAACCGCTTGGCGCTCAAGTTCAATCTGGTTGAACACGTTCTCAAGAGCCTGAGCCTTGAGCGATTTTTCCTTTGGCGGGTTAAGTTCTTGACGCTTGACTTCTTTTTTTACTTCCTCATGCGCCTCAAAGAACTGCCCAATGAATCCTGAAATCTCCTTGGTTATCTTGTAAAGGTCAGAGCCTGTGGCTTTGGCATCCTTATACAAAGAAATACCTTGCTTAATTCCAGCAATTGCGGCGAGAGCAAGGGTAATAGGTTCAATTTTATTTTCCCTTTACATCGTTGCTCCCGATGCAGCAGGAACCGTCGTAATCTCGATTGCCACTGACTGGTTTAGGTCCAGTGGCTGCCCGCAATCGGCGCAAGTGTCTGCGTCAATTTCGGATTGATCAAGGTCGTAGCCGCACGCGCCGCAGAGAATTTCTACGGCGTGTGCGGGCTCAATGTTGCCGTCAGGCAGCAGCTTCGACGGGTTTTGCAGTTTCATCGGATGCGGGTGCCTCAGGCACGCTAGTTTGTGGGGTGGCTTCTCCGTGCAACGCGGCAACCAGCTGGAAAACCTCGGTGTACGGACGCGAGCCCAGGTAGTTCAAGACGTTGTTGATTAAAGCCAAGGAAAGTTCAATTTTTTTGTCGTTCACGGTTTCTCCAAAAGCGCCGCTGAAATGGGGCAGCGGCGAAGACCCCTATCAGCCTAGACGATAACAAATAAAGGTGTTTGCAGATGTTCTTCTAAAACGTAGTCGTGCAGTTGTTGCCGTTGTAATACTTAATGAACCAACAAATGTTACGTTTGTATTTACGGCAAGTGTGATTGTCCCGGAAGCTGTATTAATGATGAAAAAGTCATAACCAACATTTGATGCTGCCCAAGTGGTTACGGCCTCCAAAGATGTCCCGTTAGGTACTGTTATTGTGTATGACGTACCACTAGCTGTGATAATTTGCGATTGGATATTGGCTGTGGTTAGTGTAGTAGCACCGGCAGTAGTTGCAGGGGTAGGAGCATAAGGCATGACTGCCCCTGTCTGCATTTGCATATTGCCATTAAGGTCAATAGTTAAACGAGTTGTCGCCGCAGTTTCTGCTTCAATTGTAGAAGTACTAAATTTCCATCCGCCAGAACTTCCGGTACTGGGTAGATAAAACACCCCTTTTCCAGTAGCTACTGCAAGATTATTACCAATTGAAATTGAAGAAGCCGAAGTTGCTATGCCAGATGTACCTACACATAAAGTACCGTCTCTTAATGTCATTTGTTTGGTTGTTACAAGGTTCCCCGAACTTGCGGCTGAAAAATTAAGTTCCGCCGTATTGGCCCCCGGACTTTGTGACCATATCCTTGCTGCATCGGGGTTGTTAACGGAAACGTCATTTATACCAAACTGAAGCATTGCCAAAGCACTGCCCCCGGATAAGTCTTGAATAGATATTCTTGCAGCACCGCCCCCGGTTGTAGAAGCAACTGTCAAAAGTCCATATGTACTTGGCGTGGTAGTACCGACTCCCACATAACCTGTTGTGTTGCCCGTAGGCAGTGTCCCCGCAATATTACCCGTGGTAGTTGTAAGGCTGAACGAATTAGTTGTTGAGGTAAAGTAGTTTGCTTGAGTGGCACTGGTGTTTGCATACCAAATTTGATAGGATTTGGCCCCCGTAACGGCGGTCCATGAGACTGCAATTGAAGATGTTGCACCGGTTGTCGTAACAACAGTGGACTCAGTACTTGCAACAGTTGTACCGCCCAATCCATCAACAGCAACAATCACAAAGTACCAAGTGTTTGCAGCAAGAGAGCCGCCTGATGCCGATCCAACTGCTGTCGGTGTAGCGGGTGTACTGAGTGCCGTAGATGTATAGCCAATCGTTCTTGCCGATCCTATTACATCGAGTTTGTAAGAAGGGGAAGTGGTGCCAATACCTACATCACCAGTGGATGTAATACGCATAGACTCAACACCGCCCTCAGTAAAGGCAATAGTGTCAGCGGCAGGGAACCATATACCTGTGTTGGTGTCGCCTGTTGTGGTGATGGCAGGCAACAACGCTGTTCCAGCCTGCACGGTTGTTACACCTGTAGCTGACAAAGTAGTGAAAGCTCCAGTGCTTGCCGTTGTTGCACCTACAGACATATTGTTTATCGTGCCAACACCTGTAGAGGTAAGGGCAAGAGTAGGCGCATTAGCCGCAGTCAACGTAATTAAGTTGGTATAGGCTGTACCATCCACATCATAAGCAGCAAGGGCAAGTGTGTTGGCGGCTGTCTGAGCAGACCGAAGTACTGTGCCAGTTACAAACTGTCCGTTTACGGTAATGGTATCTGCTACCG